GAAGAATAATTTCACTACAAGGATTACAACCAAAGTCGTGTTCAGTATCACGCCTACCATTCTTTGCTGCTTGCTTCTTTGCTGACTGACGATTAAAGATACCACGCTCACCTGACTTACTATCATATAGTGACATCCATTCACGCATAAATGTACCCATTTGTGGCTTTTCTTTGTATGCGACACTGTTGTTAGCCAAGGCACGTTGTCCTTCATTCTCCCACCATTGACCTGCTTTAGCATGTGCCATTTGGTCATCGTTAAGATTAGAAAGACTGATCAAAGCAGATCGGCGAACACCACCAACAACTACGACTTCACCAATCTTACACATGATGTCGTGACATTCAATAGGATATAGTCTGCGTCCTGCTGCACCCTTAAACTTTTCAATACAGAACTGAAACAATTCGACAAGCGGCTGTGGTCCTGATGCTCTTCCACCAAATGTCTTTAGCCTTGCACCTGCAGGTCGTACTTCACTGACATCCCATTTAGGGATCTGTCCTGTGTACAACATAGCAATCAATTCCTTTAAAGACTTTGCCCATCCCGGACGGCTATCACCAACCTTGATTACTGTATCTGTGTTATGAAACTCTTCATTAACTATAGGAAGTTTGTCAACATGGTGACGCTCAACACTAAAACCTACACCTGTGCCACACATCAGAATGTACATAGTTTCGTCAAAGGCACGAGGACTGTCAACAGGAAGATAAGAACAGTTGTATCCACCTACATGACAACGATCAAGAGCAGGTCCTGAAGTCATAAGAGATCTCATGCTTGGCATGATGTCCTGATTCAGTACTGCTTCTTCTAATTCTTTTCTTAGTTTAGGTTCTACTTTATAATCATGTGTATCTTTTAAATGGTTTTCCATATAATTAAAGTAACGAGAGACTGTTTCTTCCCAAGTCTCACGGCGTTGCTCATCTTCTTTCCAACGTGCATAGCGTGAGAGAGCAATAAAATTCTGGTAATCTGTTGGTAAATAATTGTTCATTCTTCTGCTTCCTTTCTTTTAGAAAAAACGAATCTCCATTCTATCACGATTGAATTAAGATTACAATAATTAATGACCAAGAACTGCATTAATTCTTTTGCGTACATATTCTACTTCACCTGACTTCAAAACTTTAAATGCAAACTCTCTCATATAGGAAGGATCTATACCTGCTAAGTCACATACTTCTGTGAAATCTTCTGCTGTTACACCAACAGATGCAAAGAACCAAGCGACAGCACGATCACGTTCTATCACTGATGTGCTTGGTTCTCCATCATAAGTTGGTTTGGTTGCATCAAGTAAGGCTTGAAGAAGAACACAAAGAAAGAGAGTTCTTTCTGGTGATCTAGATTCTATAAGTTCACTTTCGATTGTTATTATATCTTTTTCTAGCACTGAACCATTCTTTCGGTATTCCTTCTCCAGTTTTACAGTAAAGAAACCCATGCTTGTCACACCAATCACCATAGGTCATCTTGCCACCCTTGTATAGTTTTCTATTTGGATTATCAAATACAAATCTAATATCGTATTTATTGCCGTGTTGATCTCTAATAAATAGATGTTTCTTTCTATCTTCTAACATAAATCTACCTTTTACTTCTAGGATCACACCATTAGGAAGAATAAAATCAGGTATATAATTTTTATCTTCTATCCATGTAAATGGTATCTTTTCCTTTTCATAAATAAAATCTATGTTATTTTTTATTAGAACTTGTGCAGTGTTAAATTCTGAATTAGATCTGTACTCATGATCTTTTGGCTTCTTATGTCTTCTAGCCAAGATTAATCTCCTGTACATCTGGCACTTTACCTACTTGAGTAAGGTAACGAACACCATTAGAATACTGGAATGCTCTTAGTCCTTGACCACCATTAGCATCTGACCAACATCTTTCTTTATGTGGACAGAATACACAACCAATAGCAAGTTTTCTATTACCAGACTTTCCATCTTCTTCATCTGAATAACAACGGTCAGGTGGTGATGGCTGTGTTATCATGCTCTTTACTTTTTGAATGCGTTCAGATGCATTGATCATGTGAACATCTTCAATCTTTAACAAAGCAAGATCAGCATTTGATTTATCTATTGCAAGAAATGCTGCTTCATTATCTTTACCTGCTTCGGCATAACTACTAATCTGTGCAATATAACCAAAGGGATCACTGGAACTGAGAGTACCTTCCTTAAATTTCTTGAAAGAATATGGTGACGCTGATTTAATATCAACCAGAAGACCATCAATCCTGCAGTCCTTGTGTCCTTTAATGCCTTCTATTTCTACTTCCTTTTGTTCTTCTGACACTTCATGTTCAGCAACTTCAGTTAAAAGAATAACTAATGCTTCGAGGATTTCTCCATATAAGAACTTTAATTTAGTTTGTCCACTGATTGGTTCAGGTTCAATTCCTTCTTGCATATCATACCAGAGTTGTCTGTCTGGCTTTCCAATCTGAGACATGCGTAGATTTTTCTTTGATCTTTCTTTATTATCTTCTTCACTCAAAGCCCTTCTTGCAGATCCATAAATAGTCCTTGCAAACTTTTCCAGTGAGGCACGGTTCTGAACACTGTTCATATTCTTACCTGTTTTCAAGGCATGATATATGTCTGGTATCAGGTTATTAATATCTGGCATTATTTTTTCTCCTTTATATTAATTAGTTTTGTTAGATACCACTGTGCTTTCTTTAAATCTTCCACACCATTTTTGTAGCGATAACGCCAAAGGTATTTAATAATATTACCCTGAAGATAGTATTCAAATCCTTCTTCTGTTACTGCTTGAATTGCATCTATACATTCAATACCAGACTGATTGTAGTGTGGTGGATGATCAACCATTTTGGTTTTACGTTCTTCTTCTTCATACTCTCTTATGATTTTTCCATAATCAGTCATAATATCTCCTTTCTAAAAGTTCTGGCGTACCCACCCTAACACAAGCCAGACCACAACCATTCACTCGAAGTGTTGCTCCCATTTTGATGTTGTTTTTACGATGCTACTGACACAGTTCCAAATGGAATGTCGTCATCTAAGGAAGCAAACGCATCGTCACCATCTTCTGACACGAAGCCATCTGGTACAACATCAAATGCATCATCCTCGCTTACACCATAGGGAACAAGGTTAATAACCTGTACTGCCATAAGGTCAGTACCTACACCTTTGTTACCTGCATATTCCCAATTGTAGGTTTTGAATGCAACATTAACATCTGAACCATTACCAACTTGAGTGCCAAGCATGTCACGCTTCTGCGCATCTTTCAATGCAGGTTGTTTATTCTCTGCTCCGTTATTTCGTTTCACATTACGTTTGATCTTAACGAAGTCACCACGATCATCGCCCTTGTTCTTAATTGGAAGACCCATCGCTTTTGCTTTAGATAATTGATCTCCAGTAAGGGACAAGTCTACACACCATACTGGCTCAAATGTTGTGTTAGGTGAAGAGATTGATGTCCAATAAGCCTTACCACTAAGTACGTTCATATTATTACTCCTTTGTCTGTGCGAACCTTGTCGCTGTTGTAAATGTCCTACTATTATATATGACACAGAATACTATGTCAATAACTATTTAATGAGTTTCAGCCCAATTGTTTCCAATTTTATATTCACTATCCAATGGACAGTTAACACTCAGTTCTTTTTCAACACGCTTCATTGCTGTCATTGTAAGGAAACCAAATCGTTCAACTTGATCTTCTTGAACTTCAAACTGATACTCATCGTGTATTGACGCAACAAGATTATAATTAAAATCTCGTTGCGCCATTAGTGTTATTTGCCGTAACCATTCTTTACAGATGATAGCACCTGCTCCCTGAAGCAAAAGATTAACGGCGGCATGTTGCTGTCTTACTTTTAACAACCTGCCATCAAGACCACGGATGTATCCACTACCTGCTGCACGATCAACCCTATCACGCAAGAGTTGTAACGCTGGCATATTCTTCATGAACCTATCCATGATTATCTTACCTTCCTTTGCACCGCCACCTACGATAGAACCAATCTTAGCAGGTCCTGCACCATAGATAAGTGCATAGATAAAGGTCTTGGCTTGGTCACGAGTGTGTAACCCTGCCATTCTTTGGTTGGCAGTATGAATGTCACCACCTACCACTTCTTCTGTGAATGTAGCATCGCCCATGTAATGCGCCAGACACCGAAGTTCCAGAGAAGATGCATCACACCCTAACAATT